GAGACTTCCTCGCTTTTTGTCTGATTTTAAGAATATTATAACGGCAATGGCGGATTTTAGCAATGCACTTTCCGACTTTTTTGCCGCGCACGGGGCATACTGTCGCTGTGCGAAAAGGAGTGTGAGTGAAATGGAAAATACCGCGTTCTGGTGCGGTATCGGCGCCGGCATGGTGCTCGGCGCAGCGGTGGGCATGGCCGTCTCACCCCGGCAAAGGTCCATGAAGACCTGCGTGGGCCGCACCATGCAGCACATGGGTAACGCCGTGGACAACGCCTGGGAGGACTTCCTGCACGCCATCGAGTAAATTCGTTCCCGCGCGCCGCGCGAGCGAAGCCCAAAAATAAGGCCATCTGCCAAAGGCAGATGGCCTTATTTTTGGTGGACTCTAACCCCTCAAATCCGAACCCCTTATCAGAGGAAGAGGGTATTCGGAAAGTCTTGTTTTTGCAGGAGGTTAGATTATATGCGGTGGTAATACGGAAGCCGTCAGGCTCGTCCCATACTGTGACTGAGTTTACCATGAGATCAATGATAATCCTCTTGAAGTTCTCGTCTTCAATGTTGCCGTCCTTGAATTTGGTAAGCCAATAGACAATCTGATCTCTGTCGATTTTACAGACATACTTCTCTTCTTCGGCTATCAACCGGAGAAGATTTTTCTTTTCTTTCTCCAATTCTACCAGACGGCTCATGAGAGCGTCAGAGGCAATGCCTTTCTCCACGGCCTTTGTGATATTGGCGATACCGCTCTCAGTTTCCTTCATCCTTTCGGACAGTTCAGGAATGCGAGTATTTTCCCGCAAGTCCTTTTCTGTTTGGGAGATTGCCATATCAGCCATTTCCTGAATAGTGTCATCGGTCAGCAGCTCCATAGCGTCCTGAGCCACGATCTGTTCAATCCACTCTTTCCTGAGAGGCTTCTTATCGCAAGAGTGTTGACGCTTCCTGGTGTAACAGGCGTAGTAGTTGTGTACGGCTCCGGTCTTGCTGGTGCCGCTTTCCCCGTTCATAGAGCCTCCACAATGACCGCAGAACAGTTTTCCGGCCAAGAGGTAATCTACCTTAGCCTTGCCCCTTGCCGGGGCTTCTGCGTTCTTAGAGAGCCTATGGCCAACCGTTTCAAACAGTTCCTTGTCAATGATAGCGGGAACCCCACCTTCAACCTCTATGTCCTTGTAGGTATATACCCCGATATACCGCTTATTGCGGAACATAGACTTGAAGCTGTTCCGGTTAAACTCTACGCCCTTGGCTGTACGGTAGCCCTTTGTGTTGAATATACGGCAAATGTCGGCCACGGTTTCCCCGTTGGCATAGAGTTCAAAAGCCTCTTGGACGATATGAGCGGTTGCCGGATTGATGACCAGTTTGTGATCTTCAATTTTATAACCGAGAGGGACATGACCCCCTATGCTGTGGCATTTCAAAGCGGACTCCCTCATGCCCCTGGTAATTTTCTGTGAGAGGTCAGCGGAATAAAATTCGGCCATGCCCTCTAACACAGCTTCAAGGATAATACCCTCTGGTTTCTCGGAAATGTTTTCGGTGGCAGAGATGACCTTTACGCCGTTCTTCCTGAGCCGGAACTTGAAGAGTGCGCTGTCTGTCCGGTTCCGGGCAAAGCGGTCGAGCTTCCACACCACCACATACTCCCAGGGCCGCTTCTCGCTGTCCCGTATCATCTCCTGGAAGTGAAGCCGCTTCTCTACATCTTTCCGGGCGGTGGTAGCTCGGTCTACATAGATGGCGGTGATACGGTACCGGTTCATTTTACAATAGGCTCGGCAGTCCCGAAGCTGACCTTCAATGGATTGTTCCCGTTGCCGTTCAGAGCTGAACCGGAGATATAAACATACATCGGTGTCCCCTTCAAAAAGTGTGGAAGGGTCTTGCCGGAACTGGTCTATCTCTTCTTCGGTCAGCATGGAGAGGTCAATGGGAAATTTCGTGATTTTCATAGCGTCTTTCTCCATTCAGATAGGTCGATGATCTTAGCCGATAGCAGAGTCTTTCGTTGGATTTGTTTTTTCTTTTTGTGTTCGGTCATATTCATTCATGGCTAATTGGATTATGCGCAGTTGACCAGGTGCATCACAGTTTTCAAAGAAGAATAAAAGAGTCTGACAAAATTCAGGAATATTGATGTTTTCACCATCAAGCGGCTTTTTCCGTAAGTCCGTAGCAATTTCCGGGAATAAACGCTCTTTCAAAGTTATGTCGGGGTCATCGGTTTCACCCTTTAGGTATGCTATTGATACATTGAAATACTCAGCAATCTTCAATAGGGTAGTATTGCGAGGTAAAGAATTTTCAGTCCATTTGCTATATGCACTGTTTGATAAACCAATAGCTTCACATACCGCTGCTGGGGAAATTTTGCGTTCATTACATAATTGCTCAAATCTCGTTTTGAACATACTGTGTTCCTCCGTAAAAGCCTCTTATATAAAATACGAAAACTACGAAATAGCCTATTGACAAAATACGATAACTACGATATACTCATATCAACAACGAAAGTTACAAAACAGGCAACAACAATCCGAGGGGTCAAATCTCTTTCTTTGAAAAGAAATTCGGCTCCTGTGTCAAAAGGAAATCGCTAATGCTTATTGTAATGTGGCAAGTTCAGTATAGCATAAGAGAGTTTCCCTTGCAAGGATTATTTATAACTTTAGTTGTAATTCAAAGAAAGGAGGTCGCATGATGGCGGGAACCCCCACACCTCGTCCGTACTGGACTCCCGATACTCCGGTTATCCGGCTGACTGAGCAGGAGCGCAAGAGCTTTCGGGAGCAGATCAGAGAGCTTGTCACCGGTGAGAGCCTGACATTCACCTGGCTCATTCGGCAGCTTTCCGATGAAGGGTTGATGACGGACAAGTACGAAATGTCCGCCACTCTCTCCGGTGTCCGTACCGGTGAAAAGGCAGACGAAATTCTGCGCCGCTCCCTCGACATTCTGCAAAAGTACCGGATGCGGATGGGGTCATGCGGAGAGCCGTGAGTGCTTTCGTACCGGAAGTACAAGCCCAGGCCAGAGCCGCAAGCCTGTTGCTGGTTCAGATTGTGCGGGAGTATTTCACCGATGAAGGGCACCGGAAAGAGTTTGAGGACTGGTACAGACAGAGAACCGGCAAAGATTACACATGGAAGAAGGTAACAGAATGAGAAGGTTTTTCGGAGTTTTGGCGTTTCTCTCGTTCTTCTGGCTCTATAGAACAATCGGGGCTGTGGAACAGGATATGTTATCCCTCGGCACCGGGACAATCCACATGATCTTAGCCTTGGCCTGTTTCTATGTGTTCTGCAAACTGGCCGGAGTCTTTTACCCCACGCAGAAAAAGAAAAGCCGCTCCCGGTGTAGCAGACCGAAAAGCGGCAAGCGTAAATGCTCAATCTGATTATAACACGATGTTTGAAAATTGAAAAGGAGATTTTCACATGAATAAGAATGTATTTTCCCAGCTTGCAGCTGAGTTTGACCGCATGGAACGGACGATCAATTACCAGAAGGAAGTCATTGCCTCCATGCAAAAGCCCCCTGTTTGCCCCTGTTGCAAAGTTCCCACCGATGGCCGGATTTACGGTATTCCTGATTTCCCGAAGATGAAACTGGACGATTGCTCTTGGGCCGAGATTGATATGTACGGCAAGAGCGGAATGGCCGATAAGGTTTTCTCTCTGGGTGATACCAAGACGGTGCGGCTGAAAGATGGCACCACCATTCATGTCCGTATCATCGGTTTCAATCACGATAAGAACAAGAACAACATCGTTCTCCCGATCAGCTTTGAAACGGTGGAAACCCTCAATGATGATTTTCAGATGAACCCGGAATACACGAACAAGGGTGGTTGGCAGAATTCTCAGCTCCGCAAGATGTTGAACAATTCCATTATCGAGCTGCTTCCTGACGATTTACTCAGTGTCATCAAACCTTGCTTGAAGGAAACCTGTCTGGGCGGTGGTAGTCAGAAGATCGGGATGACCTCTGATCCTCTGTTTATCCTCTCCGAGCAGGAGATTTTTGGCCGGAAGATATACTCTATCGGCGGAGAGGGCAAGTGGTATGACTGGTATCGTCAGGAGAATACCGAGTACGGGAAGTGCAAGCAGAACGGTGAGCGGGATTGGCGGTGGGAGCGTTCGCCTTATAGCGACATCGCCAGCAATTTCTGCTATGTGTCCAACTCGGGTAACGCCAGCTTTTACAGCGCCAGCACCTCGCGTGGTGTGTCCTTCGGCTTCTGCGTTTAATCTAAAATCCCGTATCATCCCGCCCCGGAAGGGGCGGTGAGAAAGGAGAAGATATGCAATATCCAAGGGTTATTACGCTGATAGACGGAAAGAACGAAACTCTGTTCTCTGTTGACGATCTCGAATACCTGATTGACCGGTATATGGGGTTTGACGCTCTAAAGTATTTCAGAGCCTTGCGGGAGGAACAGGCCGAACGGGAAAACAATCTGGCAAGGTCTATTACCGACCTAAAAGCCAAGGTTCATGACCTGACGGTACACATTGCGGAAATGGAGAGTGACTTCAATGACCAATGATAACCGCAAGGTAGGTACTTCCTTCGAGCAGACACTATGCCGTAGGCTTTCGGATTTTGGCTTCTGGGCGCACAACCTCGCTCAGAACAAGCAGGGTCAGCCTTTCGATGTGATCGCAGCTCGACACGGTAACACCTATCCCATTGACTGTAAGGTGTGTGAGAAAGACATTTTCCGTCTTGATCGAATTGAAGAAAATCAGTATTCGGCTATGAGATTGTGGAGGCAGACCGGGAACGGTGAAGGGTGGTTCGCTCTTCTCCTGACAAACGGAGAAATCTGGTTCCTATCTCTGGCAGATATGGAAAGTTTCATGCTGAACCGGAAATCTATCTACCTCCCGGATATTCGTCAGTATGGGCTTCCTCTGGAAGCGTGGGTGTTGAAATGCGGATGGTAGTATCAAACCGGCTTCGCATTGAAGACCCTTCCCCGGAACTGATTGCGTGGTGTAAGAAAAATCTGGTACTGGCAAACCCGGACTACACCAAAAAGGCCAGAATGAACCTTTGGCTCGGGAACACTCCCCAGAAGTTGTATCTGATGGAGTGGGACGGAAACACACTGGTTCTCCCTTATGGGTGCTTCAATGATGTTCTCAGGCTATCCCCGTTCATTGATGTGTCCATGGAATTTGCCAAGCAGGAACCGGTAGATTACCAGTGTGTTGTTCCCCTCTATGAGTATCAGGAACAGGCGAAAGCCTCCCTGGTGGAAAGCGGAAAGGGAATTTTGCAAAGTGCGGCGGGTTCAGGAAAAACCCAGGTCGGAATTGCTCTGGCCTGTGCGATAGGTGAAAAGACACTGTGGCTGACCCACACAAGAGATTTGCTTCTGCAAAGCAAAAACCGGGCTGAGATGTATATGAACCCTGACCTGACCGGCACGATCACTGAGGGAAGAGTTCACATCGGCAGAGGTATCACCTTTGCCACGGTTCAGACCATGTGCAACCTTGACCTTGACCGGTATAAGGACACTTGGGGCTGTATCATCGTGGACGAGTGCCACCGGGTAGCCGGTACACCTACCGCAGTTACACAGTTCTCTAAGGTGCTGAATGCTCTGGCCGCACGGCATAAATACGGCCTCTCAGCAACGGTTCATCGGGCAGACGGCATGATTGCAGCTACCTACGCCCTACTCGGGAAGATAGCCTATCAGGTGCCGGACGAGGCCGTAGCGGACAAGATCATGACAGTTGACATTCTTCCCCGGTACACACAAATTGGCCTGAGTAAAGAGTTCCTTGATACGGACGGCACTATCATCTATGCCAAGCTGGTAAATTATCTGGCTGAGGATTTTCGCCGGAACGGGCAAATTGTCTGTGATCTGGTGACTAATGGCAGTCACTACAATCTCATTCTCTCCGATAGGCTCTCTCACTTGGAATACCTCATGAAACATTTACCAAAAGAACTGAGAGATAAGTCAGTCATGGTGGATGGAAAGATGACCTCTAAGAAAGGTAAAGCCCAGCGAGAAAAAGCTATTGAGGACATGAGAGCCGGTAAGAAACACTTCCTCTTCGCTACCTATGCACTGGCAAAAGAGGGGCTGGACATTCCACGGCTTGACCGCCTCTATTTGGTGACTCCCCAAAAGGATTATGCCGTGATCGCTCAGAGTGTAGGCCGGGTTGCCCGTACCTTTGAAGGAAAGGTGACACCTGTTGTCTATGATTATGTGGACAATGGTATTCAGTATCTCGTCCGCAGCTTCAAGAAACGCTGTACCACTTACCGCAAACTTGGCTGTCATTGGTTAGAGGAGGCGGTAATGTGAGAGTGCTTGTGGCTTGTGAAGAGAGCCAGACCGTGGCAAACGCATTTCGGGAGGCCGGACATGAGGCTTACAGTTGTGACCTTGTAGAGTGTAGCGGTGGACACCCTGAGTATCATCTTAGGGTAGACGCTCTTGAAATCCTGAAAATTAAGTGGGATATGATTATCGCCCATCCACCGTGTACCTACATGAGCAAGGCCGGAGCCAGATGGATGTACCCCAAGGCGGGAGAGTTATCAGAGGAACGCTATGCCCTCGCTATGAAAGCGAAAGCGTTTTTCATGAGATTTTTGATGGCCGATTGCCCCAGAGTTTGTGTTGAGAACCCAAGGCCATTGAAAGTTGTAGGACTCCCCCCCCCTACACAGGTCATTCAACCCTACGAATATGGTCATCCATATAGCAAAGCAACACTTCTATGGCTGAAAGGCTTACCCCCGCTTCAACCCACAAAAATCTTGACCGAACACACTCCGTTTCTTCCCAGTAATACGGGAGCCTTTTCCCGTGGAGGCGGAGGGTCAAGAGGAACGGCACATGACCCTGTAACAGCGTCTAAGACCTTTCCCGGCATTGCACAGGCTATGGCTGACCAGTGGGGATAAGTTAAGAGAGAAAGGATGATGAACTTGATAGACCATCCTACCGATCAAATAGGTGGTTTTTCGAGTGAGGTTGCTTTCGAGGTAGATAAAATTCGTAACACTTATGATTGTACTTTTTCAGAGGCAATCGAAATTGTGAGAATTGGTGCGTATAACATTTTAACCGAAACCTTGAAATATAACCTTAACGAAATAGCACAGGCATTGCAGGAATTGGGTGAGAGCCATGATAGATGATCGCTATATTTTTGACTGTGAGGTTTTTGCTTTCGATTGGCTCTTTGTTTTCAAGCATAAGACCACGAAAGAGTACACGGTCATCCACAATGACAATGAGGCTGTGCGCCAGTTCATGGAGCAAGAACCCCTTCTGGGAGGCTTCAATAACAAGCACTATGACCAGTTCATTTTGAAAGCCGTCCTCTGTGATTATACCCCGGAACAGGTCAAAGCAGTCAACGATTTTATCATTGTGCAGAGACATGAGGGGTGGGAACACCCTGATCTCCGTGAGAGCCGGGTCTACTTTGACCAATATGACCTCATGGATGACTGCCAGATGGGTCTATCCCTGAAAGCCATTGAAGCACACTTGGGGATGGACATTCGGGAAACAACGGTGAGTTTTAATATCAACCGGCCTCTCACTCAGCAAGAACTTGATGAAGTCATTTTCTATTGCAAGCATGATGTAGACGCTACTGACCAGTTAGACGATCTGCGGCAGGGCTACCTTTCCAGCAAACTTACTCTGGGGAAAGAGAAGGGTATTTACCCGGCAAAGGCTCTGTATATGACCAATGCCAAACTGACCGCAGCTTACCTTGACGCAGAGCCGAAGCCCCACTATGACGAGCGTGAGTACCAGTACCCATCCGCTCTGTTGAAGCAGTATATCCCGCAACAGGTGTTTGACTTCTTTGACCGGCTGAAAGACATGAGCATTCCCAATGAGGTAGTGTTCAAGGAAAAGTTGGAGATTACCGTTGGAGATTGTCCCTGTACGATTGCCTATGGCGGTATTCACGGCGCAATTCCATGTTACCGGGAAGAGGCTACGGAAACTCGCTCCATTCGGAATAAGGATGTTGCCAGTTACTACCCTCACCAGATGATATTGAATGGGTATTGTAGCCGGAACATTCCCTCTCCTGATGTGTATGCCGCCACTATTGAGCGGCGTGTTAAGGCAAAGAAGTCGGGGGACAAGGCCACGGCAAACGCTCTGAAACTGGTTCTGAACACCACCTACGGGGCCATGCTCAATCAGTACAACGACCTCTATGACCCTCTCATGGGCCGGTCAGTGTGTATCTCAGGCCAGTTGCAGCTACTTGAAATGGCTGTCCATCTCACTCAGGAATGCCCCACGCTGAAAATCATCCAGCTCAACACCGATGGTATCATGGTCAGCCTTGATGACTCCGATGTTCCCCAGTATCAGGAGATCACTCAGGAGTGGGAACACCGAACCGGGTTTGAGTTGGAAGAAGACCTGATAAAGATGATTTGCCAGAAAGATGTGAACAATTATGTGGAGGTTCCCTTCGAGGGAGAACCGAAAATCAAAGGCGGAGTTCTTGTCCGGGGGATTGCACCGGCAGGAGCGTTCAACATCAATAACAATGCCTGTGTGGTAGCCAGAGCCGTCAAGGACTATCTGGCCTACGGTGTGCCGGTGGAGAAGACCATTATGGAGTGTGACCGGCTCTTGGATTTCCAGTTGGTAGCCAAGGCTGGTAGCAAATATGGTGACGCTCTTCACGAGGTAGACGGAGAACTAAAGGTGGTGCAGAAGGTCAACCGTGTATATGCTACCGAAGATCACCGGTTCGGGACACTCTACAAAATGCACCTGTCCACCGGCACTCCGGTCAAGATCGCCGGTCTTCCTTCAAGGTGTGTCGTGGACAACGATAATCACCTGACCATTGATGTAGTTGACCGTGACTGGTATATCCGGCTGGCAAAGCGGTATGTTCGGGATTTTCTTGGACAGAAGCCGCCGAAGAGGAATACCCGAAAGGTGAACAAGGTGAAAAAAAACCTGTTGTCTTTATTGGAGGACACGGTATGAAGGATTGGACAGGAACAATAACTTCCACTTTCAAGACCATTGGTGCCTCTAATCACACTGATAAGGAACGAGAACACAACGATTATTATGCGACAGAGCCTCGTGCGGCAGAATTATTGTGTGACCTGTTTCAATTCTCTCCCTATATTTGGGAGTGTGCGTGTGGCGCAGGACATTTAGCCAAGGTTTTTGAAAAGCGAGGCTACCTTGTTAAAGCAACTGATCTTATTGACCGAGGATATGGCGAGGGAGGCATTGATTTCTTGAAGTGTGACCGGCCCTTTGCCGGGGACATTACACAAACCCGCCGTATAAATTTGCACAAGCATTTGTTGAAAAAGCGTTGTCCCTTGTAAGCGAGGGTCATCATGTAGCAATGTTTCTAAAACTGACCTTTATGGAGGGAAAAGGCAGGAAAGAGTTATTCCAAAAGACCCCCCCCCAAGGTTATTTTTGTTTCCAGTTCCCGGCTCTTATGTGCTAAAAACGGAGAATTTCAGAAAATGAAAGATGGCGGTGGTTCTGCTGTTGCCTACGGTTGGTACATTTGGGAAAAGGGTTACGCCGGGAATACGATTATAAAATGGTTCAATTAAAAAAAATGGAGGGTTCAACATGAAGAAAAATCCCGGAAGAGCGGAGCGTAGACGGCTTTTCTTTAGCCGCCGCAGAGCCGCAGGAAAGCAGAGAGCCAAGATGAACGAATATATCAGCTCTCACAAATTTTTGAAGAAGTTTCAGGAGGTATAAGAGATGGCTACCAAAACACCCGCTCCCGCTGTTGATTACAGCACCATGAATGCTCTTGCAAAGTTGCAGCTGGCCCGGTTGAAGTTCCTGCAAGCCGGGGTAAAGAAGACCGGCAAGAACATTCACTTGGAGTTCATGTACTTCGAGTTGCAAGACATTGTTCCCACCGCAGAGTCCATCTTTGCCGAGGTTGGTCTTCTGATGGTTCCCACCGTTGGCAAGGATTACGCTACCGCCAAGGTCTATAACTGTGATGACCGTGAGGAAGAGCCGGTTGTCTTTGAGGTTCCTTTCACCCAGATTGCCCCTATCATCTCGAACACCGGTAAGGTGGTTACGAATGAAATGCAAGCTCTTGGCAGTTCTATCACCTACATTCGCCGGTATCTCTGGCAGTTGGTACTTGACATTATTGAGGCCGACAGCATTGACAATATCTCCGGTGGAGATGATGGTCAGGACGCTCCTACTCCCACTCCCAAGAAAACCCGGAAAGCCCCTGTCACACAGGAACAGCGGCAGGAGATCAAGTCTGAACTGACTTCCGCTCCTGAGAATGCCGCCAGTGAGGAACAGATTGCCAATCTGAAAACCTCCCTGAAAAAGCTCATGGAACTTGACCCCGATCAGGAGTCCTTTGTTCAGAGTGTGGCAGTGAAGACCGAAGGGTTCACCAAAATCACCGCTGATGTATGTGACCAGCTGATTGCCGGAGTTGCGGATATGCTGACGGCGTATGAAACGCAGGAGGGTTAATCATGGAATGGATTGACAACAGAATTCAGATCGTGCCGCCCAAGCGTCCTAAGAAACTGACGGCAACCCGGTTCGCTACTGTTCTGGGGCTGAACCCGTGGTCTACTCCCTTTGAGGTATGGTGCGAGATCACTCGTACCTACCAGAAGACCTTTGAAGACACCATTTACACCAGAGCCGGTAAGATCATCGAACCGAAACAGGCGGAATACATGAAGAACACCTACTTCATGAGCAATCTGGTGACTCCGACTGACCGGTTCGGGGAGGATTACTTCAAAAGAACCTTCGGTGACTTCTTCCCTGATGTGGCTGTCTTCGGTGGTATGTGGGACTACCTTCTCTGCGACAAGACCGGTAAGCCCATGGCTGTCCTTGAAATGAAGACTTCCAAGCGGGTAGAGGATTGGGCTGAGGACATTCCCGAGTATTATGCCCTGCAAGCTGCGCTCTATGCTCACCTTTTGGGTGTAGACAGCGTTATCATGGTGGCCTCCTTCCTTGACCCCTCTGACTATGAGGCCCCGGAGAACTTTGTGTGCAGCTCCGCAAACACTATTACCCGGCCTTTCAAGGTGTCCGAGCGTTACCCGGACTTCGAGAAGCGGTATGTGAAACCGGCTCTGAAATGGTGGAAAGACCATGTGGAAACCGGCCTCTCTCCCGCCTATGACGAGAAGCAGGACGCAGAAATCTTGAAGGTTCTTCGCACCAATAACCTATCCCCGGAAACTGACTTGGCTGATCTGGTGTCCGAGGCGGAAGCCCTGAAAGCCAAATTGGACGCTCATGCCGCAGAGGTGGCCGAGGACGAGAAGCGGTATAAGACCCTGACCGACATGATTAAAAAATCCGCTATGGCTCAGTTCCGGGATGGAGATAAGAAGGTGTCTATTACCGGTAAGACTTACACTTGGGAGGTCAGCCGTACTTCTACCTCCAAGATCAACAAGGACGCTATGAAAGCGGACGGAGTGTTGGAGAAGTACACCACCATAGAAGACACCTATCGGATTACTCCGAAAATGATTAAGGAGGACTGAACAATGTATATTGACCCCTTTGTAGCCGGTGTTCTGGCTACCGTCATGGTAGAGTTGATGGCAAGCATTGTCTACGCTATCTGGGTAGGCAGGAAGAAGTAAGAGGTGTGCTATGAAATTTGAGAAATTTGTGAAGTCCCTTGCTTCCAGCGGTGTCATTTACAATCAGCAGATCGGTGATCTCCCTATCAATGACCGCTGGCTGGCCTCCCCGTCCGTGTTCATGAAAATTCCTGTTACGGTGAAAAGTGTGACAGCTGCGGCCATTCAGGAAATGCCGAAAGCAATCTCCAAGATGATTGACCAGATCGGCCATACCGAATATGCAGAACTGGCAGAAGCCATTATGCCATATCCCGATGGTGGTATCAAGGATTGCATTCGGGTCTTCAAGACCAAGGACGGCACTATCTCTATCAAGATCAGCAATGATGATTGGTCTTTGATTGAAAAGTCCGACCTATGTGAAATCCTGTATGCCTATGACCTTGACACGAATTCGACCGTGGCTAAGGCTCTGTTGGTCAAACAATATCCCGAGTTACCGGATGATGAAGACGAACTTGTAGGTATCATCTTCCCGGTAAACCTTGAAGTTTAAGGAGGACACCTACTATGGCGAAAATTGGACTGAGTGAGGGATTTACCCTCATTCCCGAAGGGGCTCATGTGTTCAAAATCACAGCGGTCAACTACAAGGAAGCCTTTGGCAAGTTGGAGATCACCATGCAGACGCAAAGCGGAGCCAAGCACATCGAACGATTTTCCCTGCTGAAAACTGACGGCTCTCCGAACGAAGGTGCGCTTAATGCGTTCAGCTATTTTGCGAAAACCGCCTTGCAGGATTTCGAGCTTACCGAAATCGACCATGAAGACCTTGTGGGTCACTTCATCGAGTGTGATATTGAGCATGATGTTCAACCGAACAAGAACAAGCCGGACAAGACCATTACCTTCGCTCGGTTGGCCGATAAGCGGCCCTCTGACGGGTGGGATGAACAGGCGGCACCCTCACCCACCCAGGCTCCCAAAACCGCTCCTGCGTCCGCTCAGGCGGCTACTGCGGCCCCTAAATCTAAGAGTGACCTGATGGCCCTTCTTGGCTGATTATGGACGAGGGAGGGCGGCTAAATTTCCGCTCTCCCTCGCCAATGGTTTGTTGAAAAATATGTGGAAAGTGAGGATAAGATACTTTGACCACAACAAAGACAAAGGTTCAAATGCACCGGGAAATCTGTGAGGAAATCAACGGCCTCTATGCCCGGAAGAACCATGATTACGGTGATAGCTTCCACCAGACCTTTGTTGAAGAGGGTATGGCAATGGCTCGTATCAGGTTGGGCGATAAGTTTAACCGGTTTAAGACTCTTTCCCGAAGTGGGGAACAGAAGGTAAATGACGAGTCCATTCGGGACACCCTGATTGACCTTGCCAATTATGCCATTATGACGGTGCTGGAAATGGAGGTTTCCGACCATGACGCTGAGTGAGTATTCAGTTATCAGCAGAGCCGTTGAACATTACGGCGTAAATAGTCAAATCAATATGCTTTTCGAGGAAATGTCTGAATTGCAAAAGGAACTCTGCAAACACCTTAGAGGGCAAACCGATGTGAAGTATATCGCAGAAGAAATCGCTGATGTGGAAATTATGCTGGCCCAAATTAAGTGTATTTTCAAATGTTCCTGTGAAGTGAGAAACTGGCAAAAACAGAAAGTTAATCGGCTTTCCGACAGATTAGATCAGGAAGAAGGTGCTGGGTCATGACCGAAAGAGATCGCCGGTCTGAGTTCCTAAACTTCATGCGTCTGCCGGACGGAACCCCTCTGGCTACGGTTGAGGTTTTGGACTATCTCACTATCAATGGCTTTTTCACCGCTCCCGCTTCGACCAAGTACCACGGTAACTATGAGGGCGGCTTGTTTGACCACTCTCTATCCGTAGCAAAACACTTGGCCGGCCTGACTGAGAGATTGGAATTGAAATGGAAGGACTGCCGTTCTCCCTATCTGGTGGGTATCTTCCATGACCTCTGCAAAATCGACCTGTACCGTCATCCTGTCAAAGACACAATTTATATTGGCGGGGAGAAGCAGTTCATTTTCGATAAACTCTCTTGGGAGCATAATCCTAACACGCTTCTCAAAGGCCACGGTGATAAGTCGGTCATGCTTCTAAGCCAGTTCTACAAGCTGACTGAGGAAGAGGTTCTGTGTATCAGGTATCACATGGGAGCCTTTACCGACAAGTCCGAGTGGAACGATTACACCAGAGCCGTCAACCTCTATCCTAATGTGCTGTGGACGCACCAAGCGGATATGCTGGCAAGCCATGTGGAAGGAGTCTGAGCATGAAGATCATTGAACCTAAAGTGGAGCTTATCAATCCTCCCGCCTATTCTGACCTTCTCTCTCTGATTGAGCTGGCCGGACGCACTTGCTATAAGTCCGAGAGCAAGATTACCGGGGACAGCGCAGAAAAGTTTGTCAAGAACATCTTGAAGCGAGGTCATGAGGCTGTCATTGAGCATGGCAGCGTGAGTGTTCGCTTTACCTGTGATAGAGGTGTGAGCCATGAGATTGTTCGGCACAGACTGGCCTCCTACTGCCAGGAAAGTACCCGCTATTGCAATTACGGCAAAGAGAACTTTGGTTCTGAAATTACGGTAATCAAGCCTTGCTCTCTTGATAAAGACGGTACGGCTTACCGACACTGGTTTTGGGCTTGTTCCCAAGCAGAAGAAGCCTATTTCAATATGCTTGACTTCGGCTGTACTCCGCAGGAGGCCCGGTCTGTTCTTCCCAACAGCACGAAGACCGAGGTGGTCATGACGGCCAATATGCGGGAATGGAGGCACTTCCTTCGGCTCCGTACCGCTCCTGCCGCACACCCGGATATGCGAGAGGTCGCAAAGATGCTCCTGGTTGAGATGCAGGCCCGATACCCGGCTTTCTTTGAAGACTTCGAGGTATGAACCATGATTGTGAAAAAGGCCGGAGGAAAGGTTTACGGAGCAGTCTTCACCGCCGCAGAGAAAAAGGCCATGGAAATGGAGATCAACCGGCAAATCATCGAAGCGGACAAACGCTATACCGATGACATTGACGCAATGGTTCTCTATACCCTTGCGGTTCATCTGGGCTTTGGCCCTAAGCGGCTCAGACGCTTTTATGAAGCCTTTGCCGCGGAACATGACCGGCTTATTCAACATTACGAAATGCCGGACGATTACACATGGCTCTGCAAAGAAGAACTGAAAAAGATTGGTGTCGATGTGGAGGCATGGAACAGAGAAAGGGGAAGTATTCATGACATTCGTGAACAATAACGGGAAAGTTCCGTATATCATGGTCGCCGGTGCAGATCATGTCACCGGCGAAATGCCGCTTGAAACTGCGGAAAAGATTTACAACGAGGGAACCAAGAGAGCCAGCAATAGGTTTCCCGGCTATCCGGTTTGCGTGGATAACAAGTATTTCTTCGCCACCAAGACCTCTCCGAAGAAAAGGAAAACCACCAATGAGTAAGCTGCTTCCGGTACTGCTGCTGTCATTGGTTCTCCTATCTTCCTGTTCTGCCAAGCCGGAAACAGAAATCATTGAACTTCCTGAGCTTCCTGTGCTTGAAGTCACTACACCGGAACCCACACCCACTGTTCCTCTTTGGAGCGAGGAAGAGGTTGATGTGCTGGCAAAGATGGTATGGGGAGAGGCCAGGGGTGTACCGTCTGATACGGAAAAGGCCGCTTGTGTGTGGTGTGCGCTCAACCGTGTCGATCAGGGATATGGTTCAATCACTACGGTAATTACCGCTCCTTATCAATTCATCGGGTATGATGCAGATAACCCGATTGATGATGAAATTAAAGCCCTGTGCGAAGATGTTCTTACCCGATGGTATGCGGAAAAAGATGGGGAAACTAATACGGGGCGGGTTTTACCTTCTGACTATCTCTGGTTCAGCGGAGATGGCAAACACAATTATTTCAGAAATGCCTACAAAGGCGGAGAAACATGGGATTGGTCGCTCCCTTCCCCTTATGAAACCTGAATGACCGAGAGGTGCCGTCATGTATGAAAAAATACCCTCTGAATTGAAAGAAAAGACCCAATGGGTCAATGTCTGGAATAGCAGCAAGGTTCCCATGCAGACCGGCCAAAAAAAAGCTGCCTCTTCTGTGCTGCCTGATACTTGGGGAACTTTTGATTGTGCTGTGCTGAATGTGGCGAACGGCATCTATGACGGCATCGGATATGTGTTCAATGACGATGGACTAATCGGGATTGACATTGATGACGGTTTTTCAGAAGGACTATTGAACCCGTTGGCCTCTGACATTATCAGCCATTGCGGTTCTTATACGGAGAAGAGCCGCAGCGGAAGAGGGGTACACATTCTGCTGAAAGGCTCTCTCCCCTTCAAAGGTCGTAACAACCGAGCCGGGGTGGAGATTTATCGGAGTGGCCGGTACTTCATTATGACCGGAAAAGTCATTATTTATTCGGAGATCATTGAAAATCAAGAAGCGATTGATTATATCGTTTCCAAGTATTTTCCTGATGTTCCGAAAGAAGGTGCCGGTTCCTCCGCTCCACAACGCATTTATTCCCCAATCTACCGAAAGCCAGAGCCGGGGAAAATCGCTCTAAAACCAGAATATCCCGCAATCACTACCGGGAGCCGGAACCTGAGTTTGACTTCTCTGGCCGGTCAGATGCACAATCAGGGATATTCCAAAGCGGAGATTTACAAAGAGCTGCTGTATGCCAACACTCAGGCTTGCAAGCCGCCTCTTCCCCGTTCGGAGATTGAAACCATTGTAAATTCAGTTACCAGATATAGGAGGTAATTCATGAAACCTTATCAGCGTGGAGATGTTGTCATTATAGATGTACCTATCCCGGCCTCCGGCCATGTGCAGGGAGGCAAGCGGCCCTGGGTCATCGTTCAAAATAACATGGGGAACCAGTTCTCTCCCACCAGTATTGTAGTCCCTCTGACCACAAAAATGAAGCGGCTGGAAATGCCCACCCATGTTGCTTTTGTATGGGAGAACTTGGAGCAAAGTATGGTCGAGTGTGAACAGGTACGGGTTATCGACATTACCGAAGACTGGAAATATGTCTGTACCTTACCGCCTCAGATCATGTCCCATATCGACACGGCCCTGAGAAACGCTTTCTTCTATGGGGGGGGGTGTAACAGATGGAGAATAAGCAATATTGCCCTCTCAATGCTTCCACGGACGAAGTCCTGCATTGTTGTCAAGAGAAGTGTGCGTGGTGGGATGAAGACGCTCAGGCTTGTTCGGTGCTGGTAATAGCAAAGGCAATGAGGAAGGTGACGAGAAATGGCCGATGAAATTATGACCACGGAAGAGCAGGAACTTTTTCAGCTCTCCAATGGCCGGTACATCATGGATAAAGACCTGTCCCGAAAGATGTTTTACATCAAAGAGGCCAAGCCGGAGCGGAGCCACCAGATCAGCGGCACCGGCTATTCCTGGGACGAGTCTGGTATGGCAGAGCTGTTTTCCGAGTGCTACCAGAATGATACCCGCTTTTGCCCGGAAGCAAAGTGCTGGTACACCTATTCTAAGGGAGCATGGAGGAAGGATATTGGCTCCCTGTTGGTAGCTGAGAAAATCAAGGAATTTTGCCGCCTTATGGCTCTCTACTGCGGAGAGATTGACAACGAAGATCGCCGCAGGGAGTATATGAAGTTTATCGTAAAAATGGGCGACCGGCGTTTCCGTGACCGGCTTATGAAGGATGCTGCCAGCGTCATGCCGATTACGGCAGAAGAGTTTGACGCAAATCCTTTTCTCATTAACTGCCTGAATGGAACCTACGACATGGAGAAGATGGAGTTCCGTGAGCATGATTGGCGGGACTTCCTGACGATGCAGACCAATTTCGACTATACTTTGCAAGACTCCCGCTGTGAGCGGTGGGAGAGGTTTATTACAGAGGTCACTTGCAATGACCCGGACAAGGCTGAATATCTGCAAAAGGCCCTGGGCTATTCAATGCTCGGTATGGCGAATGAAGAGTGTATGTTCATCCTTCACGGTAAGACCACTCGCAACGGAAAATCTACCATGTTGAGTGCCATTCATCATCTCTTGGGCGACTACGCTTCTGTGTCCCCCGTGTCCATTATCTGCAAGTCTGACCGGTCAAAGAACGCAGAGGCAGCGAACCCCATGCTGGCTTCCCTTAAAGGTAAGCGATTTGTGACCATGGCGGAGAGCAACCAGTATGGCAAGCTGGACGAAGAAACAATCAAACAGCTCACCGGTGGAGAAGAGATCAAGGCCCGGAACCTCTACGAAGCTACTACGACTTTCCTCCCCCAATTCACTCTCTGGCTGTCCTGTAACGACCTTCCCTCTGTCAATGACAAGAGCCTGTTTGCCTCTGACCGTGTGCGGGTGGTGGAGTTCAACCGTCACTTCACCGAAGACGAGCAGGATAAAAACCTCAAAAGTGAATTTCAGACCCAGGCGGCCATGCGTGGCATTTTCACTTGGCTCTTGGAGGGCTACTTCAAATATAAGCGGTTCGGACTGAAAATGTCCCCGGCTATGCGTCAGGTAGTCAAGCAGTATGAGAAAGACAATGACTTGGTATTGCAGTTCTTAGAAGAAAGGTGTGAAAAGGCCGGAGGTGCCTACACCAGAGCTAAGACGCTCTATGACGCTTACAAGATTTGGTGTAAGTCCAACGGCTATTTTGTGTGTAGCGCAAAGCGGTTTAATACCGACATGGAAGCTCACCCGGAATGGCATGGAGGTAAGACCGTCTACTCTGGCTATCCCACCTACCGGGACATTCGTATGAAGGGAACAGTGTAATTTTATGGCCTATTACAAGAGAAATGAGTTTGAACTTTCTATTCCTATCAATGATCTTAAACCCGGTATGCAAGTGTGTATTCCGAGAAATATCACCTATGGGTGGAATGTTTATACGGGATTGACCTTGTATAAACCCTATACCATCAAGCGTGTTACACCCAAGAAAACCAAAGTGATATGCGAAGACGGTACGGAGTTTTACACAAAAGAAACGGCTTTTCTCTTTCCGGTTCCTGAAATGAACACTGAAAATGAGAGAGTTCTCCTTTTCCAGAAAATAGGTAAAATTATTGCGGCTCTTGATAGAACATCGTGCAAGACCTACATTGCCTCCTATGAGGAAATGAAAGAGGCCGCTGACCATTTAGCTGCTTTCTACGACTTTTGCTTGAAAAACTCCCAGGAAGGATGATTTTCATGAACAAGAAAAATATGCGCCGTATGTCCATCTTGGTCACAGCACAGACCGCAAAAAATCTGGAACGACTGGCGGCTATGTCCGGTTACTTTGAGATTGGGAGAGTAGTAGATAAGCTGACCAGAGAGAAAATGATTTCTCTCCGGTGCGAGAAAGGAGATAGCCGTAATGAGTAATAATGACAAGTTCAAGGAGCTGTATAAGGCAATCGGTGTTCTGGCTGAAACCGGCATCCTCTTCTACCGAGCCACCATTCAGGCCGGTGCAACTCCCGGAGAAGCCATGATCTTGACCCAGGCTTTTATACGAGCTTCCATGCAAGGTGACGATACCTCTGCGAGTGAAAGTGAGGAAGAAATATGACCGTGAAAGAACTGAAAGCAAAGTTAACCAATATTCCCGAAGACGCTTCTGTGGAAATGGTCATTTGCAATACTGATAACCCGTTTGAAGAAGGGTGCCGGGTAGACAAAATCGCCTATTTTGAGTGGCTTCAAAAGGATGGAGCGAAAACCGTAGTTTTGTTCCCGGCATGAGAGGAATATATTTAGTGGCCTACTGAATATATTTGCGACTTTTGGCCTTTGGTGCGTTTTAGTGACTTTTTTGGTGAATAATCGGCCACTACCGGAAACCCTTGTGGCGCAAGGCTTTAAGGGCATTTTTTGACCGCTATTTCTATATTTTTCTGTATAAACCCTCCATAGAGAGTGATATATAGAGAGATTTATAGCAAAAATCGAAAATGGGTCACTAAACTCACTAAAGTCTAACTGAAAATAATTAGTGAAGGAGTGCTGAATATGAGTGAAGAATTGACTCCGAAGAGAGGGCGTGGCCGTCCGAAGGGGACTGGTGGGAACAAGCGACCTGATCGGACGGAAGCTATGAGTGTCCATGCTGAACCGGGCGATAATCGTAGATATATTGAACATTCCATGAAGATGTGGGATTGGCCCAATGTGGATATGAAGGAACCTGCCCAGGTCAAAGAGCGTATTGGAATGTATCTAAGCATTTGTGCTGAGGATGATATGAAGCCGAGCGTTGCGGGACTGGCTTTGGCTTTTGGTAGGGATAGAAGAACTCTTTGGAAATGGGCTAATGGTATTGAGAGCGACTTTATTCCGCCTGAAAGTCGGGACTTTATAAAAAAGGCGTATCAATTTTTGAACGCCCAAATGGAAGATTACGCTCAGAACGGGAAGATCAATCCAGTCGCAGCTATCTTCCTGATGAAGAACCATTTCGGCTATCAGGACAAGCAGGAAGTGGTTTTGACCCCGAATAACCAGCTTGGCGAGGTGACTCCCCCGGAAGAGCTTCAACAGAAGTATTTGGAAGCTACTGCCAGCGACTATGATACAGACGAGTGACTTGGTTCACGACTATGGCTCACAACTTTGCGACTATCCCGCTCGAAGGTCTGCGACTATCCAGGCCACCTCTGCGACTATGTGGAAGCCGCCGACCTCTCTTCTTGGGAGATCGGCGGCTCTTTTGCGCCCTGGCCTCTGGCTCCTGGCTGATCTGGCGCAGCCTGGGCCGATTGTCTGGAAAAGTGTACTTTTCTTTACTCTTTTATAATGTATAGAAAACACTGAAAATATTTTGTATTTTCCTATTGACAACTGAATTTATTCAGTGTATATTAAAGACACAAAAGATATTCAGTGATGCAGAAAGAAGGGCGGTATAAATGGCGTATGTTAGAAAAACCGTTGACCGGTGGGACATTGAAACAAATTACGGTTACGGGTGGGAGATTGAAGATTGTGAATATACCAGGGCCGAAGCAATGAAGCGGTTAAAAGAATATCGGGAAAATATTTTCGGTTTGGTTCGACTGGTAAAGAGAAGGGAGAAAAGACAATGAAGACAACAAATAAAAAAGCTCGCCAGAATGTAAGGCAGTATATTTTAGACCATTTCGAGCCGTGCGGGTATGATTTTACCGGCCCTTGCACTTTTCAAAATGTGGCCCGATTTATTCTTGAAGTTCACGCCAGTGAAAAATACTATTCGCCGGAATATCAGGCGGCAAAAGGTTTTACTAATGAAGCGGTATTTATAGACTGGTGCCAGGGCTTGCCCAGTGTGTTAGATACTTGTTATTACTATAACCGTTCCGCCGTGGTTGACCTGGGAAACATTTTGGAGCAGTCGGAGCGGGAAAGAGCGCAATACACGGAAGAACAGGCGGAACGGCTTTTAACTCATTTAATCTATCAAGAATTAGTAAAGGGGGCGGCGGGACGATGAAGCAATACACAAGAAAACAGTTAAAAGAGTATGTCCGTTTAGGGCTGGCCCGTGATCTAACAGAGGTTGACCCGGACACACTGCCAAAATGGTATGAGAAAATAGGAGTTAGCCGGGGAATTTATGGCATGAACGGCGGTTTGATTTGGGATAAAGTGACAGGGGAATATGGAGTTATTTTAGCTCGCTCTTCTAATTTATTCCGGTTGTTTTAAGGGGTGGTATATCATGCGAAATATTGAAATAGGCGGCTATATTCGTATTAGCAAGAAAGAAGCGGAAAAGCGATATAATGCCGGGGAAATTATTCGCTTGTGCGCTTGCAAGGTGTCACCGGTCAATGTGTGGGGCGTTTATGTTGATTGTCAGAAAGAAGAATTTCCCCATATTGGGAATGATGGTTTTAATACCATTGTTCCCCGTAATAGAGAATTTGAAACGGTAGTAAATGCGTTTCGTAGGTATAACTGCAATTATGAAATTGGATATTACCCGGCCTATTATGTAAAGGCGGTGCAGCTATGAAAATTTACGCCAAACAGATAAACCCGGAATTTCAAGAAAGTTTACTTTTTGAAGATGGGTTGTTTCCTGAAAATATGGTTGTTTGTGGCAATCGGGATTTTAAGGAACGAAAAACGGCGGTTTTTACATTAGTGGAAAACGCCCTTGATAATGGCGATTTACAAGAGGCTTTAGAAGACCTTGAAACAGGCGGTTATTATTCCGCCTTTTACGAGAGCGCACAAGAGGCCATAGAGGAATTTTTACCGCCCTCCAAGGGTGAATATAGCCAGGACGATATAACCGCCTTGCAAGGGCTTGTAAAGGCTTATACACAATGTAGTAGAGCTGAAACAAACAATATTTTTTGCCGGGTTCTTTCTATCGTGGACGGGAAAAAATGGGGCTGGAAAATTATCCGGGGTTGCTGTCAGAGTGATTGGAACGAGATTTTTTATTCCGTGGATGATTGGAACCGGGAAGCGTTGGCCGCTTTTGAAATAGAATATTTTAACATGGGTTCAGAGTGGATTATAGACGATGGAGAATTTAACCCCGATACAGATAGCCCCCTTAATATTAACGGGTATAGTGTATATATCACGGCTCAAGATGAAGAGGGCATTAGAAAAGAGCTTGCAGCCGTTGAGGGGTGTTCCCCTTCTGATCTGGTTCTTTATGTGTTTGAAGGTTATACCCGTATTCCTCAATATAAGGCGGTGTAAATGTGTATATAGTTTTACTGATCTTGCTTTTACCGGTTCAAATAATTCTTGAATTGATGAAATTAAATAAATAAGTTTGCCGCCCTGGTTCATTCCGGGGCGGTTCTTTTATGCTTTTCAGGGTGCAGCCGGGGCGGGTTGCTTGATACCGGGGCCGGGGGATATATCTACCGCCACCGGGCCGGGGCGAGTGGCGAAAATTCCCACAAAAATAAAAAGGCTTTATTCCTAACAAACTTCATTCAGTTACAAATCTTATTCAGTAACAAAATATTTTCACCCCCCCCTATTGACAACAAAATAAATTCAGTGTATAGTGTCATCAAGAGGTGATTACCATGTATATCAACAAGGCTATCCGAGATTTGATGAAAGCGAAAAATGTTTCTCTTCTGACCATGGCAAAGGCTCTTGGTAAAGAGCGTGGCAATGAAATCAGCTCTCGGCTGAGAAGCACTAACCTATCCTTCAACAGCGCAGTCGAAATGCTGTCCGCCCTGGGTTATGAAGTGGTCATTCAGGAGAGAAAACCCGGAGTCCGCAGAGCTGACCAAATTCTGATTGACCAGAAGGAAGACCCGAAGTATGACCTGGACGCTCTATTGGGGTCAGGCGGTGATAGCAAGTGAAATATGGCACTGAAATAAGCTGTTGCCCTCTTTGTGGCGGCAATATCATAGTATCTGACCATTGGCAGTTCAGTTATGACCGAGTTGTTCTTAAAAGCGGTAAGCTGTCGAAGAGAACCAAAAGGTCAAATTCTGGCCCTATGGAGGTAATGACTGCCGCTTGTGAAAATGTATTCGATGGTACTTGTTCTGCAAATTGGGACGCTGATGATTTTAATTTGTCTGAGGAAGAGAAATTTATAGATTACAAATACTCAGAACAGGGTGAGTCTAAATGAAATATGGCTATGGCCGGGTGTCAGCCAAAGACCAGAGCCTTGCTCGTCAGCTTGCCGCTCTGAAAGCCTATGCTCCTGATCTGGACGATGACCATATCTTCACCGATAAGCAAAGCGGAAAGAATTTCAACCGGGAACATTACTTAAAGCTAAAATCCATCTTGGTTCCCGGTGATGAAATTTTGGTTGAAGAATTAGACCGGTTTGGACGGAATAAAGCGGAAATCAAAGCTGAGTTGGAGTGGTTCAAGGAGCATGGTATTATTGTCAGGGTGTTTGATGTTCCTACCACGCTGATGGACTTCCATGGGCAGGATTGGATTGGCGAGATGGTCAATAACATTCTGATTGAAGTTATGGGAGCAATGGCAGAACAGGAGAGGAAGAAGATACGGAAGCGTCAAGCTGAGGGGATAGCCGCTATGCCAGTAATTGGAGGGAGAAAAGTATCTGCCAAAACAGGAAGGGGGTTTGGTCGCCCTGCTTATGAGATTGACCCGGATGAATTTAAGGCCCTGGTGCAAAAACAGAAAGAAGGGCTGGTTACGGTGAATGACGCTTGCCGTCAACTTGGTATCAGCAGACCTACATGGTATGAGAAAGTGCGAAAGGTGGTGTAATCTCATGGGACAATACGACAATTACAGTAATGAGAAAAATATTGCCAAAGCGCAAAAGAGGCTGGATAAGTTGATGGCAAAATGTAATCCTGATCTGTACGAAGTGGAGTTGGCCCGAAAGGAGTTGGAAACGGCAAGGCTGTTTGAGCGGTGTCAAATCTTTGGGACAGAGGGTTGGAGAAAGAACATTTATAATCCTAATGCCAACATCATGTTCAGTGATGATAACGAGGTTATGATGTTTTTCGACAAGCTGATTTCCTATCGGGATATAAGTTCCTATACCATTGTTGAAAATATCGTCAAAGAAACGCATACTAAGACCAAGAAGACCGGGGCAATAGCAAGGGCTATTGTAGGCGGTGCGATTGCCGGAGGGGTTGGAGTCGTGACCGGAGCGATTACAGCGGGGTCAAAGTCCAGCACCATCGTACATGAAATACCAGACGGGTTCTTTCTGCAAATCCTCCTGAAAGACGGCTCCGGGTATCAGTGTCCGGTTCCGAGCAACGGAACAATCTCCAATAAAGTTCCGAAGATGTGGCTCCATTTGGCGAGTAAATTACAGGCCATCGTGGAGAGGAACAAAGAATAAATAGGCTCACGCAAAGGCGGGAGTAACAGCCAATACGGGCTATCGGAGAAATCCGGTAGCCCCTTTCTTTTTTTTGAGGGAGGTCATTATGAAAATTGATGTACTGGGTACGAAATATAATCTGCGCCGAGTCAATTATAACCAGGACGAGTTCATGCGGAAGATGAACTATGGTGGCTACTGTGACAACAACACCAAAGAGATCGTTATTCTCAATCTCAGAAGCACCCCGGATTGGGCTGAGGCTCAGGAAGAAATCATTCAGCGTATGGAGAAATGTACTATCAGACATGAGTTGGTTCACGCTTTCCTTAATGAGTCCGGGTTACAGTGGAATAGCTTTGCCCCGGATAAAGCGTGGGCCAAAAACGAGGAAATGGTTGACTGGTTTGCCATCCAGTTTCCGAAAATGTATGAAGCGTTCCGGCTTGCCGGAGGAATTTGAGGTGATTTTTATGGATTATCGGAAGCTGGCAGACAGTATTAAACGGCACATTGGGAATAAGCCGGAAGATCATGCCGCCTACATTGACCTGTTATCCCTTTGCCGCCAGTGGGAAGCGGAAGATTTTCAAGCGGCGCACGAGGTCAGTAAAGAGTTGCGGGTTCTCTCGGCCAAGCAGTTACGCAGAACTTCTCCGAAAGAGGCGGAGCATTTCTATGAAGCATGGAGGAAGAGCCTCCTGTTTGACGCTCCCCATAATTTTGACGCTTTTATGACCTATATTGAGCTTGACCGGAAGCCGGAAAAGCGGTTCTATGCTCCCCGGAGGCATTATCTGAAACCCATGGTACAGGGCTTCCAAGATATTCTTGATAAAAAGCTGCGTCTTTTAACAATATCCATGCCGAAACGAGCGGGAAAGTCACAAACAGGTATCAATTTTGTTAATATGCTCTCTGGCAAATTCCCTGACCGCTCTACACTGATGGAGGGAACCGGTGATGACCTTGTAAAGAGCTTCTATAATGGGTGCTTAGAATATCTGATAGTTCCGAATGAGTATCTATTCTATGATGTATTCCCGGATGCCCGTCTGGTGCAGACCGGAGCGGACACGAAGATCATCAACCTCAAATCCAAGTCCCGGTTCCCTACTATCATGTGCCGTTCCATTGATGCTCGTCAGGTAGGTTTGTCCGAGGCTACGAATGTGCTTTATCTGGATGACTGTGTGGAGGGTCGTGAAGAGGCAAAGAACCGCCAGCGGCTTGATGATAAATGGGAAGTGATTTCCGGCGATATTATGGGCCGAGCCATTGAGGGTACGCCCATGGTATTCACTGGTACTCGATACTCCATCTATGACCCTATTGGGCGTGTCCAGGAATATGCGGCGCAGGAGAATTGGCCTTGGAAAGCCATTGAAATTCCGGCTCTCGATCTAATCACGGACGAGAGTAATTATGAGTATGAGCGAGAGGGCCAGAAGATTTTTACCACGGCATATTTCCGGGAGCAGAGGGAACTTTTATCCGCCGAGCAGTTTGAGAGTGAGTTCCAGCAACAGCCTTTTGAGGCCAAGGGTCTTCTGTTCAACAAGGATGAACTGAATTATTTCTTTGAGCTGCCTCCTGACCGGGAGCCGGACACCATCATTGCCGTAGGCGATACTGCTGAGAGTGGTTCGGACTCCACCTCCCTCCCGGTGGCCGTCATCTACGGCACCGAGGTTTATATTGTCGATGTGGTCTTTGATGACGCTCCCGCAGAGGTAACAAAACCGGAGTGTGCCAAGTGCCTGATCTCCAACAGGGTCGCTTCTGCTACTTTTGAGGCCAACAATGCAGGTCAATATTATGCCCGTGATGTGGCAGAAATCATTCGGCAGCAAGGGTACTCCATCGGTATCAGAACGAAGCGGACGATTTCAAATAAACAGACTCGAATTGAATTTGCCTCCGACAACATCAAGAAGAACTTCTATTTTAAGCACCCGGCCACTTATAAACGAGGCAGTCAGTATTGGAATTTCATGAAGGAGCTGACCACCTATACCCGAAGCGGCAAGGTTCCACACGATGACGCACCTGACTCCCTGGCTCTTCTGGAAAACGAAATTCGTATGCTGGCCGGAGGGAAAATCGAAATCTTCAAGCGGCCATGTTGAAAAATAGAATATCCAATGGTATTATAAAGAGTTATTCATTGACAAGCATTGGATATTATGCTATCATGAAAGATGATAAAATGGCTCTTTGATAGGAGGTGACATGAATGGGAGGCAGAGCGTTATTTGGTCGCAGGGTGATTTATACCGATGTGGCCGCAATCAACGATAATAACATCATTGATGTTCTGCAAAAGGCCCTGTTCATTCACCTCATGAACCAGGCAGATATTAGTTATCTGTACCGATACTACAAGGGAGATCAGCCGGTTCTTTACCGAAAGAAAGAAGTTCGGCCTGAAATCAATAACAAAGTCGTTGAGAACCGAGCCAATGAAATCGTATCTTTCAAGGTTGGCTATCTGATGGGTGAGCCTGTCCAGTATGTCAGTCGTGGGGATGACGAGAAAATTGCCAAGAAAATCACGCAGCTCAATGATTATGCTTTGTCTGAGGATAAGGCCGCAAAGGATAAGGAGCTGGCTGATTGGTCGCACATTTGTGGAACTTCCTACCGCATGGTTCTTCCCGATGGTGCGGCTGATGTGGAAGAGGACGAAGCTCCGTTTGAGATTTTCACGCTTGACCCTCGCTATTCCTTTGTGGTCTATTCCACGGCCTTGGGCAATCCCGCCATGATGGGTGTTCAATATATCCTGAAAGACGATGGAGTGTTGGTCTTTAGCTGTTACACCGCCGACCACTATTATGAGGTGGAAAACACTTGGGCAATCAGGCGGAGCGAGGAACAGTATTTGGGTATTCCCATCATTGAGTACCCGGCAAACAAAGCCCGTTTGGGTGCTTTTGAAATCGTCCTCCCTCTTCTGGACGCAATCAATAATGTGGAGTCTAATCGACTGGACGGCGTAGAGCAGTTTGTTCAGGCTCTTATGCTTTTCCACAATGTCGATATTTCTTCTTCGGATTATCGTGATCTGCGGGAAGAGGGCGCAATCAAGTACAAAGACATTGACCCTCAGTTTAAGGCTGAGATTGAGTACCTGACTGCTGAACTGAACCAGACGCAAACGCAGACCCTTGTGGACAGTATGTATAATACAGTTCTCACGATCTGCGGTATGCCGAACCGAAATGGCGGTTCTTCCACCAGCGACACCGGTTCTGCCGTCATCATGCGAGATGGTTGGTCTGCGGCAGAGGCAAGAGCTAAGGACAGCGAATTGATGTTTAAGAAGTCAGAGAAGGAGTTTTTGAAAATCCTTCTTCGCATCTGCGACAACTTGAGCGATCTGAGCTTGAAGCTCTCTGCTATTGAAATTCGTTTCACTCGCCGCAATTATGAGAATATCTCGGAAAAGGCTAATGTGCTGATTACCATGCTGAACAATCCTAAAATTGCTCCGGTTCTGGCCTTTATCCATTGCGGAATGTTCTCTGACCCCCAGGTTGCTTACAAAATGAGCATGGAGTATGCGGAAGAGCAGGAGAAAAAGGCGGCGGAGTTTGCCGCCAAGCAACAGAATAATAGGGAGAGTGAAGGGGATGAATCCGGTAGTGAACCTGACAGCAAAGGCAGTTCAGGAGATCAATGAAATCCTCTCTCGTGGCAAGGGAGTAGAGATTGCCGTGAGAAACGGCAAAGTGGTGGTTTGGGAAACCGCCAGTAAAAAGAAATATGAGGCCGTCATAGAGAGATGACGGTAACAGCCACTACGGGCTATCGGTAAGAGCGGAAACGCTTTTGCCGGTAGCTCTTTTTCTTTTGGTTTTAAGGCCGCAAGGCTTTGAATGGTCAGGGAAGACCTTAATCGCAAGGGGAGAAAACCCTACCAAAAACGGAAAATAGTGCTGAGTGAACAGCCTTGTTAAACGCAGGAGGTATTTGTTATGGCAAAGATTGACACCAGCAAGATTGAGGGGTATGCGAACATGACCCCTGAGCAGAAGCTGGCCGCTCTGGAAGGGTTTGAGTACGAGGACAACTCCGCAGAGCTGGAAAAGCAGAAGAACGCTCTTTCCAAGGCCAATTCTGAGGCCGCTGAGTGGAAGCGGAAGCACAATGCTCTTTTGTCCGAAGAGGAAAAGAAGAAGCAGGAAGACGCTGACAAGCTGGCTCAGATGGAACAGGAGCTTGCCGATCTCCGTAAGGGCAAGACCGTTTCTGAGTACAAAGCCAAGTTTGTAGCCCAAGGCTACGACGAGGCCCTGGCTGAGGAAACCGCTAAGGCCCTGGCTGACGGCGATAGTGCTAAGGTCTTTGCCAACCAGAGCAAGTTCCTCGAAGAGTATGCGAAGAAGGTCAAAGCTGACGCAATCAAAAAGACCCCTAAGCCCGGTGCGGGTGCCGGTTCCGGCTCTGGCACCGAGGATGCCGTAGATTACGGTAAGAAGATCGAAGAGGCGCAGAAGAACGGTGATATTACCGCTGTCGCCTACTATACACGCCTGAAAGCCCAGGCTGAGGCCGAAGCCAAGGGTGAATAACCAGTAAAGGAGAGATTGATTTATGTCCGACACTCTGGCTACCAGTTTCGGGGTACTGAATTACTCCGGTATGCTCTTCAATAAGGGTAATACCCGCTGTCCCCTGTCCTCCATCATCGGCGGCAGGGCTAAGACCACCAATCATGTTGAGTTTGTGACCGGCCAGGAGTACACCACTGGCGGCGGCGAGCAGCCTGCTATCAGTGAAACCGCTTCTCTGACGGCACCGGAGGCGAGTGTGATTACCCGCACCCAGAAGACCAATGTGACTCAGATTTTCATGGAGGCCGTAGGCATTTCCTATGCCAAGCAGTCCAACATGGGCACCCTGTCTGGCCTGAATGTTGCCAACCAGCAGGCCAATCCCATCAATGAACTGGACTTCCAGGTTGCGGCGAAGATGCAGAAGGTCAACCGGGATATTGAGTTTACCTTTATTCAGGGAACCTTCAACAAGGCCACTTCTGATGCCACCATCAACAAGACCCGTGGACTGGTGGAGGCGATTACCACCAACACCAAGGCCATGTCCAGCAAGCCTCTCGGCCTGTGGGACATTGCTGACATGGTGAAGAAGATTTACGGTGCCAATGCTCCCACCGATGGCCTGTGCCTGTGGTGTGACGCTACCACGCTGTTCCAGGTCAATGCTGACGCTGTTCAGAATGGCCTTACCGTGGTTCCTGCTGCCCGTGAGATCAACGGTATCGCCCTGTCCAGTGTGGTCACTCCCATCGGCGTGGTGTATCTGTACCTGGGCGAGTGTCTTCCCGCTGGTACGGCTCTGCTGCTGAACCTGAATGTGATCGCTCCCGTGTACCAGCCTGTCCCCGGAAAGGGCAACTTCTTCCTGGAGCCTCTGGCGAAGACCGGTGCCGGTGAGAAGTATCAGCTCTTCGGTCAGATTGGTCTTGACCATGGCCCTGAGTGGTATCACGGCAAGTTCACCGGCATTGCTCAGAGCTTCACCGCTCCCAAGTACAGCCGGAGCGTGTTCATTGCTAACGATGAAACCAATCCCGTTGCTACCAAGGAAGTAGTTGCTGGCTAAGGAAAGGATAGGTGGAAAGTCATGACCGATACTGAAAAGCTGACCATGCTGAAAGCTATGACCGGCGAGAAGGACGAGAGTGTACTTTCCACCTACCTTTCTATCGCTGGAAACAAAGTCCTGAAACGGGCTTATCCCTTTGACAGCACCGTGACCGTGGTTCCAGACCGGTATGCCTACAATCAAGTGGAGATCGCCGCTTATCTGGTGAACAAGCGTGGGGCTGAGGGAGAAACGGCGCACAGCGAGAACGGTATTTCCCGTTCCTACGAGGACGGAGATGTGCCACCTACGCTACTGCGTGAGATTGTTCCCTGTGCCAGCCTTATCGGAAAGGAACCGGTGGTATGAGAGTCATGGAGCGCAACAAATCTGCCTACTGGTATCTGCTGTATGACAGAAAAGAGCCGGTAAAGAATGAAGAGGGTCATGAAACGGGCGATACCCGTGTGGTCTACAAAGAGGCCGTGAAACGGCGGGACAATGTTTCCGCCGCAACCGGTTCAGCTCAGGTGGAACAGTTTGGCAACTTCATCTCTTATGACAAAGTGATTGTCACGGACGATCTCACTTGCCCGATTGATGAAAATACCGTCCTGTTCATCGACAAATCACCTGAATATGACGATGACGGAAATCCTCTTTATGACTACATCGTGAAGCGTGTTGCAAGGAGCCTCAATTCCATCTCTTACGCTGTGAGCAAGGTGACGGTATCGTGAAGACAATCAAAATTCCTTTATCCGTGGCCGGTATTGACAACGCCATTCGAGAGATTAACCGGTATCAAAGCTGGTTGAAAGCGAAGACAAGTGTTCTGTTGGACAGGTTGGCGCAAGAAGGTCTGTCGGTAGCCTCCGCCAACTTCGCAAAGGCAGCGTATGACGGCACCAATGATGTGTCTGTGTCTGTGGAGCAGAGAAGGGCCGGAGTTCGGGCCGTGGTCGCTGTGGGGGCATCGGTACTTTTCATTGAGTTCGGCACCGGCGTGACCTACCCGGATAACCACCCGGAAGCCGCAGAACAGGGTATGCGCCGTGGAGAATATGGGGCAGGTCACGGTAAGCAGCCGTCTTGGGGTTACTACGGAGAACCCGGTACGAATGGTGTTGTTCACACTAAAAAGGACGGAAAGGAAGTAGTCATCACCCAGGGCAATCCGGCCAATATGTCCATGTATGAAACTGTAAAACACTTGGAGGGTATCTTGCCCGGACTGGCAAAGGAGGTATTTCGATGATTGATGTGGAGAGTCAAATCTACACACCGATTGCGGTAGCCCTCCGGGAAACTTTTCCTGGTATTGATGTGAGCGGCGAGTATGTGAAAGCTCCATCCGCTTTTCCTCATGTGAGTATCGTAGAACAGGACAATTACCCCACTCTGGAACATTTAAGTACCAGCGACAAAGAGCAGTTCGCAACGCTGATGTATGAGGTAAATGTCTATTCCAATAAATCGACCAGTAAGAAAAGCCAATGCCGGAACATCATGAAGGTCATTGATGATCTCATGTATCAGCGTAATTTCACCCGCATTTCCCTGTCCCCTATCCCCAACTTAGAGAACGCAAGTATCTACCGCCTTGTAGCTCGGTATCGGGCAGAAACAGACGGTACAAATCTTTACAGGAGGTAAGTTGAAATGGCGATTAGCACCTATAAGGTCTTTCTGATGAAAAAGAAGACTACCCCCGAAGAAACCTATGAAAAGCTGGTTGACATTAAGGAGTTCCCCGACCTGGGCGGTGAACCCGAAATGCTGGAAACCACTACGCTGTCCGACAATATGCAGACCTATATTGCCGGTATTCAATCCCTCGACGGCCTGTCCTTCACGGCAAACTACGATATGGCTACCTTTAAGAAGCTGAAAGAGCTGGAAGGTAAGGAAGACAGCTATGCCGTCTGGTTCGGTGGAACCGAGTCCGGTGGTGTTGTCACTCCTGATGGCTCCAACGGCAAGTTCGCCTTTAAGGGCCAACTGTCTGTATTCCCTGTGGGCGGTGGTGTAAACGAGGTCGTGGACATGAACATTTCCATTGCCCCGTCTACCCCCATCACTTTCTCTGACACCTAATCACAACGGCCTGACGATAAGGAGGATTTATCATGGCTAAGACTCTGACAATCAAAGACCCTGTTTCCGGCGAGAGTTATACGCTGGAATATACCCGCAAGACCGTAGAGATCATGGAGAAGCAGGGCTTCATTGCGGAAGATGTTGACCGCAAGCCCATGACCATGCTCCCGGCTCTGTTTGCCGGTGCGTTTATCGCTCGGCACCGCTTCGTAAAGAGAGAGGTCATTGACCGCATTTATGCCCGTCTGCCCCGGAAAGACGAGCTTCTGCCGAAACTGGTGGAGATGTATAACGAACCCATTCTCTCTCTGATGGAAGAGCCTACTCCTGACGAGGGTAGCGAGGGAAACATGGACTGGACTGCCAACTGGTAAGCGGGTTGCAGTCCGATGAACGAGGGGGCGGTGGCGTAGTTCGCCCCGCTCCCCGTTTCGCTTACACGGAAAAGTTTTATGAAGTGTTCCCCTTCTACTTGGCAATCGGTATGACTGCCGAACAATATTGGGACGGAGATTGTGAGCTTGTCAAATACTACCGTAAAGCCGCAAAAATTCGACAAGATTTGAAAAATCAAGATGCGTGGTTGCTGGGAATGTATATCTATCAGGCGATTGGCAATCTGGCCCCCATCCTTCGGGCTTTTGCGAAAAAAGGCACCAAGGCTGTGCCTTATCCCGATCAGCCGTTTGCGCTGAACACCATGCAGAAAGGGGAAAAGGAGCAGGCCAAACAGGAAAAGCAGGACGAAAAGGCAAAAGCCTATTTCCAAGCATTGGCTATGTCGTTCAACAAGAAATTTCAGGAGAAAGGTGGTGGCGTAAATGGCTGATAATGTGGAAATTCAGGGTTTGGAATTTCAAATCCAAGAGAACAGCGCAGGGGCCGTAGCCGGGCTTGAAAATCTGAAAAAGGCTCTGAGCGGGTTGAAATCTGTGACCGGCAGCAGCGTCAAGGGGCTTGACAGCACCAGCAAGAGTATTCGGGAATTGAAGAACGCTCTCTCCGGCCTGAACAGCGGTGATATGTCCCGGAAGTTGACGCAGATTGCCTCCGGCCTGAGAGCATTGGAACAGGTCAGAGGGGTCAAGATTTCCAGTTCTATCCCTAATCAGCTTAACGCTCTCAATGCCGCCCTGAAAAATGTCAAGTGGACGGACGGGGACAAGATCAGAACCCTTGTAGATGGTCTGCGTCCTCTGTCTGAGCTTGGAAGAGCCAACATGACTTCCTTCATCAATCAGCTCGGAAAACTCCCGGCATTGATTGACGAGTTGGAAAAGGCAGATGTTGACAAGTTCACTCGCCAGATGAAGGAGCTTGCCGCCGCTATGAAGCCTTTTGCGGATGAAATGCAGAAGGTGTCCAATGGATTTTCCGCCTTTCCGTCCAGAATACAGAGGTTGATTGCCAGCACAGACCGGTACAACAATTCTGTAAACCGGGCCACTACCGGTACTAAAGCGTGGTCTAACGCTCTCACAGGTATCAAACTTTCCACGGTACTTTACGCCTCTAATCGAATTGGTGCCGCGCTTGCCGGATATATGTATCAGGCTTCCGAATGGGAAGGTATCATGTATCGCTTTGGTCGAGCTTTTGGCAAAGAGGCAGAAGAAAATTACAAGTGGATTAACCGCCTGAACGCTGAGTTGCAAATCAATGTTCAACAGTTCATGCAGTATGCTTCCATCTACGGCACTATGCTGAAAGGCTTCGGTGTCGCACAGAAGGACGCTGCGGCTATGGCTATGAACTATACCGAGCTGACTTATGATATTTGGGCCGGTTACAATGACATTTACAAAAGTTTTGAAGACGCTGCCGTTGCTGTGCGCTCTGCTATTGCCGGTGAGGTTGAACCCATCCGTAGAGCCGGTTTCACCATCGTGGACTCTCAGTTGAAGATCACGGCGGCAAATTACGGTATTGCGTACAGCACTCAAAGCGCAAGCGAGGAATTGAAGTCCTATCTGCGGTATCTGACCCTGATTGACCAGGCTAAGGCGCAAGATTTGATTGGCACTTATGCCCGTGAGATGACTACCGCAGAAGGACTTATGAGAACTTTGCGCCAACAGCTTACTTCTCTGTCCCAGGCATTTGGCTCTTTCCTTCTTCCTGCTTTGGTAAAGGTTTTGCCCTATGTGCAAGCCTTTGTGGAGCTGATTGGGGAAGCGATTGCGGCTCTGGCACAACTCTTTGGCATTGACTTGAAGCCGGTGGATTTCGGAGTCAGCTCTGGTGCCTCCGCAGCCGGGGACATGGCCGATAACCTTGGTGACGCTGCGGGTGCCGCAAAGAAGCTGAAACAGTACACCGCTGGTTTTGACGAGCTGAATGTTTTTGACCCTAATCAGGGAGCCGGGGGAGCTGGTGCCGGTGTTTCCGGTGGAGGCTACGAGGGTGAGTTTGATATTGATAAACTGTGGGACGAGAGCATTTTTGAGAACATCAATTCCCAGGTTGACGAGCTTAAAGAAAACCTGAAAGGTGTTCTTTCCACTGTGACCAGTATTGCGGCGGGTATTTTGGCGTGGAAGGTCGCCAAGGATTTTTTAGCGGCCTTGAAACTTCTGAAAGAACTGAACTCCAAGAATTTTGCCTTCAAACTGGACTTCAAAGTTCTCGGTTTGTCCATGTTCCTTGCTGATTTGAAGGAATTTGAAAGGTATCTGAAAGATTTCCTGGACAACGGCCCTACCTTCCAGAATGTTGCCGGTATGATTAGTTCCTTTGCCGGTATGGTGGGGGACGCTCTGATTATGCTCGGCGGTTTGAAGGTCGGTGGTGCGCTGAAAGTCATTCAGGGTATCGGTGAGATCGTCATTGGTATCAGCGACATTGCGGAGAACGGTGTCAATGCGGAAAATGCCCTGACTGTCATCCGAGGATTGACTAATATCGCCATTGGTATCGGCGTGTTCACCGGAAATATCAAGTTGGCGGCATGGAGCGTAGCCATTCAAGGCTTCACCACCATCATCCGTGAGATCGCTACAAATTGGGACGCTATCAAGCAAGGCGATTGGAGCGGTGTGGACAAGGTGGCTCTGATTATTGGCGGTTTGGAAATCCTGGGCGGTTTGGTAGTCGCTCTTGATGTATTTTCCAAGTTGAAGGGTATCTCTAACCTGGGCAATGCCACTACCGCTATGAACACACTCTCCAATGCTACGGGAACGATTGATACTACCGTTAGTACCCAGCTCTCCCCCAAGCTGAAATCTCTGGCGAAGAACCTCGGCCTTGGTGTGGTAGTCATTGCCGAAGTTGCTGCGGCGGCAATTATCTTTACCGGGGCAATCGCCATCATGGGCCATGAACTCGAAGAAGTTGGTAAAGCATGGGAACCTGTCATTGAAAACGGAACCACCGTTGCAACTGCAATCGGTATTGGAGCTGGTATCTTGGGTGCGGTCGGTTTAGCTGCATACGCCCTGGGAACCGGAGGTAAGACCATTGCCTTGAATATCGGCATCGGAACCGCTATCTTACTGGAACTCGGCGTAGCTACCGGTCTGTTCTTGGTAGAAATTTGGGCCGTAGGTAAGGGGCTTGACGAGATTGGTCAGGCATGGCAACCGGTTTTGGACAACGGCGAAGAGATTGCTACCGCCATTGGTGTAGGCACCGGCCTTTTGGTTGGCGTAGGTACTGTGACGGCAGCTCTTGGCGCAATCACTATCGGTACGGCGGGGTTGCTTCCTGCGGCAATCGCCTTGGGAGCTGGTATTCTGGCAGAAATGGCCCTGGCTTGTATCGGTTTGGTGGAAAGCCTACGAGCTGTTGCGGACGAATTGAACAATAACCTTGCCCCTTCTCTCCGGGACTTAAACAGCACTCTTCCCCAGCTTACCGATGATATGTCCGATTTTGTGGATTTCATGTCTACTTTTGCCGGGGAGATCAGTTCCTATACTGACTCTATGGGCGGTATCACTTGGGACAGCATTGTAAGCGGCTTCCAGAAGCTCTTTGCCGGTAATCCTATCGGTGACTTCGCTGACGATGTGAACGCCATCTACACGGACACTAAAAGCTTGAATGACGAACTGCGGCTTGCAAACCCGGAACTGCAAACCGCTGTAACCCTGCTGACACAGTATGCCGCTCTTATGGAGCAGCTTGGTATTCTGACGCAGGAAAACGGTACGGCAAATCTGGCAACTGGCATCTTTACCAATCTGCAAGTCTGCGGTGAGCAGCTTGTGACTGGCTTCTCCACTGGCATGACGAATAAAATGCCTCTCATTCAAGCCAATGTGGAGCAGATAAAGACCACCCTTGACACCAACTTCAATACGCTGGTAGACGGGGTTGTGCAGAAGTGGCAGACCGGTTTGAACACCATGAACACAGACTTTACCACTTTCCGTACAAATACGCTTCTCGGCTTCACAGACTTCCAAACGCAGATGACCACTGGCATGGACGATTTTACGACCACCTTCCCGAAGGGATGGAGTTCCATGTGGAGAGGCATGACCAATACCGCTATCATCCAGTGGAACTCTACTCTGAACGCAATGGAAAGAGGCATGAACAATGCCATCCGCTCACTCAACAATGTTATCCGTCAAATCAACAAGGTATCGAAATTCACCGGTATTAGTCTGAGCTATTTCAGTGAAATTAGCGTAGACCGTATTCAGTATATGGCTGAGGGCGGTTTTGTGGATGAAGGGCAACTCTTCATTGCGAGAGAGGCTGGGGCCGAGATGGTGGGTGCCATGGGACGGCGTACCGCTGTTGCCAATAACGACCAGATAGTTGAAGGTATTTCCGCTGGCGTGTCCGTTGCCAATGATGGTGTGATCGCCGCTATCTATGCACTCATGAATATCATCGAGGACAAGGATTTGTCTGTGTCCATCGGTGATGATGTAATTGGCCGGTCTTATGACCGGTACAACCGGAGCAGAGGTGTCCGAGTGAACAGTGGTGCCTTTGCCAACGCCTACTAAGGGGGTAAGGATATGGCAGCATTTATCAAGATCAATGGTCGTGAATATCCTTGCCCCCGCAGGGGGCTTAACCTCATGACCGCTACCATCGTGGACTCCGCCAGAAACGCAAATGCTGTGGTGGTAGGTCAGGTGGTAGGCCGTGAACAGCAAAAAATCGACAATCTGGAATGGGCTTATCTGACTGCGGAACAGTGGTCGAGCCTGTTGCAAGAATTTAGAAATTTCTATGTGATGGTCACTTACCCGGACATGGTGAACAACACATGGACTACCCGGAAGATGTACCCCGGTGACAGAACGGCAGAGCCATTCCATCTTGACCCGGAAACGCAACTTCCCATTGATTACATTAACTGCAAAGTTAATCTCATTGACTGCGGAGAGCCGTTGTAAAGGAGGGCCGATATGAAATCTGTAAGTAACGCTTACAAGTTGAGTATGCGTGGCCTCCTTCGCAACCGCTCCTATGTCCGTATTACCTTCGGAAATGTGGACACAACAGCCGCAACGGACGGTGAGTGGGTAAGCAATGGGGAGCTACCTTTTTCTGAATTTGAAACGGTGGATTATCCTTATCAGTATGGGAGTCCCTATGCCGTTTTGGAATTAAATAGGTGGGCATTGGATGGTAAAGCTCTCATTCTTCCCACCAGTGGAACGGTGCAGGACGGTTTTGCGTCCAACCACATGAGTGACGCTGAGGGAGCGTTCAGTACCCCAGCAGTTATTACCCGGCAGTTCTCTACTCCCCACACCTTCCCCGGTCTGACGCTGACTTTTGATACCCGGTATCAGGAATGGCCCTTGCAGATCACCGCAAGGTTTTATCTGAGCAATGCCCTGGTTGATACCCAAGTAGTACCTGTGACCGGCGTAGAGGTTGTGATAAACACGAGAGCGGCCCAGGTAGACAAGGTGACGATCACCTTCGACATGGCTCTGCCATATCGGAGGCCCAGGCTGGAAGAGGTTCTGTACGGCCTGAATAAGCAATTTGTGAACAAGGATATTATTTCCACCCAACAAAAGCATGATGTTGACCCTCTAAGTCGCAGACTGCCTACCGAAACGATGGAGTTCACCATCATTGACTACGAACACAATTATGACCCTGATAATCCGGCTGGCATCTATGCTTATGTGGATAAGAACTCTCCCATTGAAATCCAATTCGGCTATGAACTGCCGGACGGCTCTGTGGAGTGGATTAAATCTGACAAGTATGTGCTGAATGGCAAGCCCACTACCAAAGATAACCAGACAACCTTTACCGGAACCGGTCTGATTGGGAGTCTGACGAAAACCTTCTATAAAAGCAAACTTGGTTCTAAAAGCCTGTTTGCCATGGCAGAAGAAGTTCTGTTGGACGCTGATTTGACCCTGACAGAACAGGGAACGCACCCGTGGGAGATTGACGAGAGCTTGAAGCAGATGTTCACTACGGCGGCTCTTCCTATCGACACGCACATGAACTGCTTGCAGTTAATCGCTCATGCGGCCCGTTGCCGTTTGTTTACGGACGATGACAACATCATCCATATCAAACCCTTCGGTGTGACTGTGACGGGTATTTACAGCGGCCAGTGGGCCGACAACGGCCATCTCTGGTACAGCGAGTGGGAAACGGTGGATAAAGGCAATACCAGCGAGAACACTTATGCCGTATTTGAGTTGAACCGTTGGACGCTGGACGGCGGCAATCAGGTGATTATTCCTGATGATAACCCCAACGGGAGAGGATATATCAGCGAGGCCATGACAAATGCGGAAGGAACATTCATAACGGCTCCGGTTTTTACCAGAACCTTTGATGTGTCCCATGACCTCCCCGTGGTCGCTATCCGCTTCGATACGCCCATGGACGAGTACCCCGCCTCTATTCAGGTGAAGTATTACAAAGACACTGTTCTGCTGGACACGCAGACGGTTCCGGTCAATTCCATAGAAGTGTTTGTATCTTCCTCTTTGGCGATTGACTGCACCAAAATTGAGGTATCTTTCCTGAGCGGACTCCCCTATCGGAGAATGAGGGTTAGTAAGGTCTATTACCGGGAAACTGACTTCACTCTGGATTTCTCTTCTATCGCAGAAAATAGTCAGGCGATTTCCAAAATTGACGAGCTGAAAGCCGTCACCGTGGCCCGGTACTCTTACGCTGCCAGTGACAGCACCACCAATCTTTACGAGGAAACGACCACCGAAACTGAACTTCATGTTGAGTTCTCTGGTCTTGCACAAGATATTCAAATCAATGTGTCTGGCGGAACGCTGGTATCTTCCAACATTTACGCCAGAGCTGCGGACTTGGTGTTATCCTCCGGCACCAAAACCGTAACCATTACCGGACGGACTTTACAGGAGAACTCGGTGGTCGTTTCCTACCCCGTAGCTCTCACCGGAGAAGTAGACAAGGAGGAAAATCCCTTAATCACCAATGACAGTATGTGCCTCGCTCTGGCAAACCATGTAAAAAATTATCTGCAAATGCGGAACACTTATGACGCAGATTACCGTGGAAACCCGGAAATGGAGGTAGGCGACATTATTGGTCTGCAAACTCGGTACACCAATGAAATGGACGCTCTGATCTTGGTAGATGAAATCTCCTTTAACGGCTCTCTGAGCGGAAAGATGAAGGTGAAAGGCTTGATATGAGTATTATCAATGAACTTGTCTACGACCGCACACAAGCCGATGTAGACCGGGTCTATACCCTAAAGAACAAAATCCTCACGGGAGGGCTTGCCGCCCTCACCGCTGAGGAAAAAGCTGAATATCTGACCGGGATGAAAGGTGCCTATAACTACACAGACTTCAACCGGCTCGGAGAGGCAATCACCTATCTGGTAGAGCAAATGAAAAAGCTGGACATTCATGATAGCTCCATTGTCCCGAAGGTAGATTGGGTCATGGGAGATACCCCAACACAGAGCCAGGTAAGAAACCTCCTGAGCTGCCTGACAAAATTGAGGGCAAAGCTCTCCTTACCGGACAATGCTCCGTCTGTGCCGAACTCTCTGGACAAGTTGACCTATCAAACGGCAAATGACATGGAACTTCTGCTTTGGATGATTGACCAGCGAATTACGCAGACAACCGCAGCGTTCCACTATTCCGGGACGATGTATTGTGGACAATAAGGAGGAACTTATAGCATGAAAGACACCAGCATCAAGGGCAATGGAAAGTCCAGTATCATTAAAGCCCCTTCTGATATGCCCGAAACCTTTGAAGCGTGGCGGGAACAGCTTCTCGCCGGACAAGGCTACCTTGATGTGCGGTTGAATACCGATACAACCGGGGAAAACGCCGGGTGCAATGAAATCGGCACCGCTCTGAATAAGGCCAATTTGCTGAATGATACCACGAAAGCGGCCTTGGAATTGACCCAGGCAGACCCCACGGTGAATGACGCTTTGTATGCCCTGAGCCAGAAGGGTTCTCCCGCTGAGGTTCATGTGATCGCAGACAACGGAACCCAGGTCACAATGAGTAAGGGAAGTAAAGTTCTGACCGCTCAGGTGTCCAGTGGTGAAGCGGTTCTCTACCCTGCCGAGTTGGGCGATTGGAGTATTAAGTACACCTTTGACGGCTCTCAGAAAACTCGGACTTGGACTCTGGAAGTCATTGGTATCGTCTATGTCTATCCCTTCGAGATTGGAGCTACCCTGAACGATACCGATTGGGAAGATATTGAACTTTGTGGCCGCCTGGGTATGGCGGAAAAATTCTTCAAGGTGGGAGATACAAAGACTGTAAACATCGGCGGCACTAACTACGAGGTACAGATTATTGATTTCAACCATGACGATAAAGTATCTGGTGGTAAGGCCCCCATGACATTCCAGCTTGTGGACTGCCTCAATCAGACGGCACAGATGAATAGCAGTAACACCAATACCGGAGGCTGGAACGGCTCTGCCATGAGAACCAGAATGGCTACCTATAAGAGCCAACTTCCGGCAGCTCTTCGGAATGTCATCAAGACCGTCAAGAAGAAATCCGGCACCGGTGGCGGAAGTTCCAGCGGTACGCAGACCACCAATGATGACCTGTTTCTGCTGTCCGAAATTGAGATTTTTGGCACGACCACTTACTCGGTAGCCGGTGAGGGTACACAGTACGCTTGGTACAAGGCCGGGAACACCAGAATTAAGAAGGTCAACGGTTCTGCGAGCGCCTGGTGGGAGCGTTCGCCTCGTAGCGGCGGCACCATCTCTTTCTGCGGTGTGAACAGTTCGGGTAACGCCTCCACTGACGGCGCCACCAACTCTTATGGCGTGTCCTTCGGCTTCTGCGTTTAATCCAATATCTGCGAAATCCCGCCCCGTAAGG